GTATCTTCTTCTACCAATGCCATTTCAGCTTTCTCAGCATCTGCAGAGAGAGTAGACTTGATCTTGTCTCCGTTTTTACGTGATTCGATGAATGGCTTCCATACATTGTATGATGGATCAGAGATGACTTGACCAACTTTTGTCACACCTGTACGGTCTTTGAGGATGATGCCTTTGTACTGAACATCTCCGCTTGCATCGACAGTAGTGTACAATTTGATAACTAAGTCATAGTCATACTCGGCACCCTTTTGCATAACAGGCTTCTCGCCAATTTTGACGAAACTGTCACCTTTTTTCTCTTTAATATCATCGATTTGAGAGATAGAGATTACATTGACGCCTTTTGCTGACAAGTCGATCTTTAGGTTTTGAAGTCGTTGAGCAACAGACTTGATTCGACCCCACCCTCGCATTGATACGGCAGAGTCCATCACGTCTTTACCGCTCTTACGTGCCTTCTTCTCCTCAACTGTCAGTGCCGAGTCAGTAAGGTTTTGATAGAATTTCGTTTCAGAGTCGATGACGAGCGATTTAACAGCTTCCGGATCATCCTCTACGATTTCCTCAATCTCATCAATCGCACTATGAAGCTCATTGAAGTCCATCGTATTAGCGATACCCAAAATGTTTTGACCAAACTGTGGATGATCTTCGTAGAAAGCCATACCTGTCTCTCCGTCGAGAGCATATAATTTAGGGAATGATAGCGAGAATACGGATTTACCTACTCCCTTTTCACCCATTACTAATACCTTAAGACCTAATTGCTTTGTGCTTGGTTTACGGAACATACTCATAATAATAACCTCTTTCTTTTCATCTGTTTTTTTTATAACAATTGCAATACTTTATCAATGTCTTACCAGTTAGAGCGGAAACCTTGGATGTTGTCAGTAGCAATATCTACCTCTTGCATCATGCTCTTCACTCGATTAAGACCATCACGGAGCTGATTTTGGTTGGAGTCAATTCGGTAAGCAAATGCTCGAATTTGCTCACGACTTGGTTGGACAGTAGCATTAGACACGTCGATAATCTCTTTTTCAATCGTATCAAATCCTGCCAAGGCAGACTCTAGCATTTCAATCGCAAACTTTGCTTTATCAGCAATGTGATCGATTTTCATGGCAGTCTCTTTTGTTTTAGAACTTGACCAGTCTGAATTCATATAGTTTGGAGAAGTTGTCGGTGGTGTGTATGACATGTGGTTTATCCTCTCTTATTTCTGATACTTGTCAGTAATTTTGTCGATTTGATCCGTCTTCTTATCAATCAAGTCAGTTAAGTCGTCGATTTCGTCTGTATACTTATCTACGTCCTTGATATTCTTTTGTACTTCTTCAATGTTGCTTGCGACACCCGTCACTTTAGACATTATTTCCGTTACAATTGAACCCACCAATACTTGGACATGATCCGGAGCATCCTTGCCGATTTGCTGAACCAAACGATCAGCCAATGGTTTGACTTGAGAAAGTGTTGTCGAAGCATTCGTTAACTCACGACCACATGATGCTAATTCCGCATCAATCTTATCTGCTACACGGTCAATCTTGGACTGTGTAATCTGATCAATCTCTTTAATAACTCCATCAATTTCATGACATAATTCACGAACTGCACCTTTACCTACGATCATATTAATTACCTCTTTCTGATTGTGTTATGATTTATTTGCAATACTTTCGTTTAAGTGAAGTTGTGTCACTTCACTTAAACTGTTGCATTGATTACTGATTACAATAAGCCTTGGAGCCAAGAAGTGTCTCCATCTGCATTAGATGATTCTTCAACGATAGATTCTGCAATTGAAGTGTTCTCGTCTTCTTCGATGTTAACGATGAGATCTTCCGGAGTATACTTGTCATCATGGATGTCCAGAGTGATTTTGTTTGCATCATCTTTGTCACGGATGATGAATGGACGTGTGAACAATAGCTTAGAGACACGATTGCCTCGTACAGTCATCTTCTTCTTCGCTTCTTCCATCGAGTACAGACCCATTTCGATAAGCTCTTTTACATCTTTGCTCAACTCAATGTCCTTCTCGTTAACTTCTTCTTGCTCATATCCTTCGAGAATCTGACCCTCGAGAGTTACTTCACGAACCTTGCCTTTTTTGACAGAGAACAATTTCTTGATAATCGCTTCCGTAGTTTCTGGCTTCTCTTTGTTCACTTTAACGACTACTGGGAAGTCGAACAACATGTTTTTACCAATCTTTTTACCATTTAACTTGCTGACATAGTCGACCGCACGAGCGTTGACGATGATTTCGCCAGTCTCTTTAGCATTACGAAGAGATTCTTTTGTAAGTGAATCCTCATCAACAACGACTGTCTGTACAAAGTTTGCGAATCCTTCTTCTGACTTGCTTAGGAAGATCGAATCAATCTCTAGCTTGCGCTGAGTCTCGTCATTGTACGTGTTGAATGCATAAGAACCCTTGACCATGATCATCATGCCGTCTTTAAGATGCTTCTGGATGTAGTCGTGAGCATCATAAGATGAAAGGAACTTCTTAACAATAAGCTTAGAGTTCTTCTGCTCTTCTGTTGGCTCTACGCCCTCTGCAGGCTCTTTTTCACGAACAAGACCAATCTTGATGACGTTGAATTCGTTAATCGTTTCAACAATTGACTCGTTCAACCGATCCGCCCATGCGACATCAATGTTTACAGATGGCTGTCCATCTACTTGCTTAGTACGAGCTTTGATCGGGTAGTTTTGAGAAGGAGAATATCCGCCCATCATTTCACCGTAAATCTTGTTTCCCTCTGCTGTTTCAATACCGATATTCACTCGATTGTAGATGTAATCCGAGTTCTTCGAAGTCTTGTCTCCACTGAATGAATTCTCGCTCAGCGACGCCTTACCTACGACTGTGACGTATGATTTACCCTTTTGTAGTACTTGCTTTTCTTTTTCTGCCATGATTAAAAACCTCTTTCTTTTCCAAGTAGTTTTCGCTTCTTTTCAGAAGTGATTGAAATTGTTAAACCAATAAACAGATGATATTTATTAGCTTAATCACGTCAATCACCGACGTGATATAATCGGGAGACCCGTACAGTCTCCCTCACATATTGCAATACTTTTGTTTAGTTTTTGTTTTGATAATGAACTGTCATCGCAAACTGTACGAAGATCAATCCAATGTTTAAGAACTCAGTTGTAATGATCCAGATATTCGTTCCTGTGATGATCATGTTGCCTGTTACGCTCAGTAGTCCGAGTCCAAGAACAATGAATAACCAACGGCTAATTCCGGTTGCATCCTTAACACGATTCAAGTGAATGATTTGAGGAATATACGCTGTTAGAAGTGCGATACTTCCGACTAGCTGAATTCCATCTCCAATGTCCTCTGCGCTCTCTCCGCTAATCATTGCATAGACAAGTACTGCCAACATAACAAGGAATGCTTTTGCGACGTTGTGATTAATCTTGATCTTTTGACGGCGAAGCTTCTTGCAGTAGATGACTAATCCAAGAGTGTACCAAGCACCGAGCGCATTGAGAGACTGAGTGATCATGACAGGAAGAGATGTGTCATGAAGAATCATATTGACTAGAATGGATGTACATCCGATTCCGATCATTGTCCAGAACAGAAGTGAAATTCCTGTTGGGTTCTTTGTCTTGTGAAGCTTTCCAATCTGAGGAGCATATCCACCAAGCAGGAGAGCTGATCCGATCGTTTGGATCAATAGTCCGAATGATAATAGTGTCATATTAAATGTCCTCTCTTAAATCGTTTGTAGTCCGTTTGATGGACTAGCATGTTTGATTTCGTTTGATTGATAATCCTTGTACTCGATGGCGTAAAGCTCTTCCATTGCTTCTAGCTCTACTGGGAATCCGTTCACTTGGCTAACTGCATTTACGCCTTCAGATTGGCTCATGACACGCATCATTGCAAGGTTCATTCGAATTTTGGTAGGCATGCCTTTGTTTACAGAAATATCTCTTAAATCTTGTTGAAGAGTGTCGTAGATGTTTGGTACATCGATTACTTCTCCCACGATCGCTTCTTCAGACTGTGAATCATTTGACTCCTCTTCACGAACAACTGCATCAAGAATTTCATGCTCTACAAGTTTTCCTGAAATCTCCGCTCCGACCAACGGCTTCTTGTTGATGACCTCTAGTAGATCACGAGTCAATGATTCCATGTGAATCTTTACAAGCTCATTCGTGTCCTGCGCTCCTGTGAAGAGTAGAAGGTTCTGTAAACCCTCTTGTTGAAGCATTGTGTTGTAATCAATCTCAATATTTACTGTCATTACGCCTTTCATATCCATCTCCCTCTCTTTGTGCAATACTTTTGTTTTAATGATTTTTATACGTCTTTCTCTCTCAATACCTTACCTTCTTATTATAGAGAAGATCATTCTTTATTGCAATACTTTTGTTTAGATTTTATTTAAGTTTTTCATCAACCGGAGATACATCGTTTGTAGCAATGGCTCCTTAGATGCGATCAGTTCTTCCAGACTAATCCACTGGCTATATCCTAGCTTTTCAAGCTCTGTTCCATCACCAA